CCTCGGGAGCCTCCTTACGCTTGGCCACCCGGGCTGCCTGGATGAGCGTCGCCTGGTGAACGGCGTCAGGAACATTGGGCCATCCCCACACCCCCTCGACGCGGATGCGCTCCAGGCGCCCACCGGCCACGGTATTGCGGGGGAACCTCCGGCCTATGGCCCGGATGAAACGGTAGGGACCAAGGGTGTTCTTCGGCCGTGTCTCGTAGTCGGCAGCGTCCCACACCTCAGCGAACACCCCATCGCCGTCCTCATCGGTTGACAGCTCGGTGATGCTGACGAGATCGTTGAAGGTACCTAGGGCGATCGTATGGGCATCCGACGCGCAGAAATCCCGCTCCCCTGTGATCTGGTAGAAGTGCCGATTGCAATAGTTGTCCACGTACCGGCTCACGGCCGTGGCTGTCGCCTCGTACAGCTCATCATCGGGTTGAGCGTCCTCTGGCTCCTCAAAGCGCAGCCAGCGTTTCAGCTCGGGGAGCGTCACGTAGCCATTCACGATGGCCAAGGCTCAACTCCTGTGCTTCGTGCCCTCATGGCGCGCTCCGCACACCGAGCAGAACGGAGCCTGAGGGTCCCCCTTGCCCTTCTCGGGCTCGGAGGACACCTCGTCCGCCTTGGTCTGCACCTCGGGCTCCTTCTGAAGCATGACGGGCTCGGACTTTCGCGGTCTGCCCGGTCCACGCTTCTGCTGTTGCTCAGCCATCAGGCCGCAGGCCTCCGCAGAGCTGCGAACCCAGCAGGCCGGAGCACGGCAGTGGCGAAGTAGGCAAACAACGCCAGCTCGATTTTGGCCGGACCCTGCTTCTCTTCAAACCGGAAGGTAAGGAGTGGTGATTCCCACGCCCACCAGTCCGAGCGGTTAGTGATGATCGCCACATCATCGCTGAGCGCTTCCGTCATTGCCCAGGCGGGAACGAACGGAAGTCCATCCACGAACCAACCCTGATTCACGGCGTTACCGACGCCAGAAGCGTTGGAGGCACCGACGCTTGGGAGGAGGGGGCGGTTATCGCCATCGACAGCAGTAGCAAGATGCCGGGTCATCCCTTGGGACATCACCGCGCCGGTAGGCGCTGCGAACCGATGGAACGGGTAGTCGGCCAGCAAACTGCGCAGGAGACCGATTCCGGAACCGTCCGACGCGGCGGTCAGATCAGGGGACACCTCGGTGTTACCAGCTAGCGCCGATCCGTTGAGAGCGGCGTACGCCTTGACTTCGGTCTGCTGGTTGTAGCTCTCCCGCATCGCAGCCAGAGCGATCGCGTCGATCGCAGGGTTGGCCGCGTCCACGATCTCACGTGTCAGCTCGAACATGCCGGACACCGCGCCGGGGGAGACCGTGATCGAGTCGATCACGATGGTCCCATTGCCAGGATTGGTGCCCTCGACGTGGTCGGCCGTCAGGCCGGTACTCGACACGAACCGTGGAACGACAAAGGGAGTCGCATCCGTGATCGTGCCGCGGGATGCCTGAGCCACGATCGGCCTTGACTGCATCAGCTCGTTGACGAACAGATCGGGACGGTAACCAGGTGGGATCACCGAATCGGTGTCAGCGTTGGTCGTAGCCGCTCCTGCAAAGGCGGCCCGAACGCTGGGAGGAGTCTTGACCAGCAGGTCAACCATATCCCGTTGCTGGGCCTGGAACTTGCGCAGCCGCTCGACCGCATCCTGATCCCGCTCGGTATTGGCCCGCCAGAAGTCCCGCACCATCGACTGACCACGCTGCTCACCGTCGAAGCGATAGACAGGCTCTTCCTTGGTGACCTTGAGCCGAGCCGCGGCATTCTGTGCACGATGTCCGGTGTTCGGCCCCTCCATGGCACCGTACGCAGCCTCGAAGGAATCGGTGATGATCTTGGTCACTGATTCCGACTGCGTTTCCTGGATCTCACCGATCTTGGTGGCCATAGCGTCGAACCGTTGATCGAGACTCTCCTGAAACGCGGTCAGCGCGGCATTAGGATCATCAAGAACAGTTGTCCCGCTCCCCTGACCCTCGCCTTCGCCGGACTTGTTCTTGTTGTCGGTGGACATCGACCCTTCCTTATCATTCGAGGGTAGGCGCAGCATAGCTGCGACATGATGGACTCTAGCATCGTCGTAAGCAGGGATAGCGGTAACTGTCGTCTCTACGAGCTTGCCAGCGGTTACGAACCGAACCCCGCGCTCGTTCGGGTCGGCCTCCCAACCATCGGGCTCGATCCGCGGCCCGACTGAGAATCCGTCCAGGACGCCATCCTCTGCCAGGCTTAGAACCTCGTCGCCCTTCTCCCCCCGCGCCACCTGGAACACCCCGTAGAGACCATCGCTGCGATCCTCCAGTGCGACAGCCTTACCCACCGGCTGCCCGACATCGTGATCCCGTAAGAGCTTGACGCGGGAGACGTTGCCCCAGGACAGCGACCCCTTGCCGAACCGCCACTTCCCTAGACCGTTTGAATCAGTCGCTACGGCTCCCCAAGGTAGGAGCTTGCCCGCCAGGCGGCGACTCTGGCGGTCCACACGGAACGACCACATCGTCTCGTCATCGAGCGTCAGCTCCAGCACGCTTTCCGGTCCGTCTGACACATCAGCTCCTGGTTCTGCCGACCGCTTGGCCGTTGCCGTTAGAAGGAACGCTAGCGGGTTCTGGCGATTCACCCGCGTTTACCGGCTCAGGCTTAGGTTCGGGCGGCTTCTTATTCTGCTTGATCTCCTCCAGCTCCTCAGCGGTTAGGTCAGGCTCACCCTCCTTACGACGCGCCTCGTTCACCCTCCTAAGGCCGGAGCTGATCCCCAGGTTGTGGGTCTCCATCCTCGTCTTAGTATCGGCTCGTGCAAACGCGCTGATGTCATAGCGAGCCTTCAGGCCACGCGGCACGATGTCATGCATCGAGAGCCGATCCTGCACGGCCGAAAGGTAGGGCATCAGCGTAAAGTCGATCAACCCCAGCCGTTGATCCTCAGCGTTTTGATATGTCCTGGATGTACCTTCTACGACCGTCGCCAGGTTCTCAGGCTCCAATCCTGTCGCTCGTGCGATCTCCAACACGGCATGGTTACGGGCTTGGGTGAGCTGGAGCGCTTGAGGTGAAGGCCACTCCAGCATGTTCAGCTCCAGGCCGCTCTCGACATAGCCCCACATCCGCTCCCGCCGTGCGTGCTCCCATTTAGAGAGCAGCTCGCTGACCTCCTTGTCATCCAGTGGTGGCTCGTCCGCCGCATCCCTGAAGTACCCGAAAGGCAGAGGGTTATTGGCGTACTCGGAGCTGATCTTGTCGAGCAGGAGGATCGTGCGGATCGCTCGGCCCGCATGCACCAGCAAGGGTGGGTTGGGGGAGATGAACCGGATCACTTCGCGGGGGTCGGCGCGATGACCGTCCACGTAGATCGGATCATCAGGAGCGAACGGAAGATCCTCCGAGATCATCCGTGACGGCAGCAACGCTGTAGCCGACGTTGACACCGTTCGGTGATCCAGGTGCTCTGCCTCGGTGGGATAGCCGTCACTCCCCCACCGCGTGATCCGCCAGTACGACGTTGCCTCGAATAGCAGATCCTCGTAGGTGTAGGCATAGGTGACCGTATCCGGCATCAAGTCGTTAGGTTGATAGCCGAGCCAGTCGCGCTCATCGAGGTTGCGGTCCTTGTCCCGCAGCTCGATCGGAAGCGTGGCACAGACGCCTGAAATCAGGTTCCGCGCCCGTAGCACGGCCATCGCCCGCAAGGCGTCACGCCGAGAGACCCGAGCGTTGGTCAGCCCCGCGACCTGCTCCAGTAACGCGTCCGTCGCCTGGAGACCATTGAATCGCAACCCGTCTGAGCCCAGCTCCCCCGAGAAGATCGTACGCGGCGTTGCTCGTTTGGGTTCAGGCTTTGACCAGGGCCAGAAGTTCACGCGGCCCAGCATAGCGAAGGGGTCCCAGCAGGGGGGAGAACTGGGACCCCTTCAGATCGGCGCACACAACCGAAGTCGTGAGCCTACCGCTGGTCAGCCTTCGCCCGCCACCTCGTTCAGCAACCGGCGTACCGCCTTACGGCTCCTGTACAGCTCACGCTGCCGGGCTCGCTCCGCCACCCTGCACTCCTCGCAGGGCTCCTCTCCCGCTCGCTCATGACGGCGCACGGCCGCTCTCGTGCCGTGCGGCCGCAGCTCACGTGGCGGCCCACCGCGCTTGCGGTCGCGGTAGCGGCGTGCTCGCTCAGCGTCGGTCTGACCCATGACGTTAACCATAGCGTCACAGCAAGTCTTCGCACTGCTGTACACCGTCCCAGTACAGCTCTAGCCGTTCCCGCTGAGCGTCGGATCGTAAGGCGGAGTCCTGGGTCAGGTGGATGCCGTCCGTGTGCAACAGCTCGGGGCGGGCGTGTAGGCCGACAACATCAGCCCAATCCACGACCACGGTCGGTCCGTCTCGGTTCGCCGCGATGGCGGGGAGATCGTTACGGGCCTTGGTGATTTCGGCTCTGTGCGCCGCTCTAGCGCCTGGGCCGAGCCAGGGCAGCACAACGACCACACACGCATCGGGATGCGGCAGATCAAGAAATTCGACCGTCTGAGCGATCTCTGGCCAACCCCAACCGCCGTGGGTAGGGCTGGCATCGTTCGTCCCGAGCGCCCACACGAGCGACTGCGGACGACCATTCGCGACTGCGGCCACGATCCGCGGCTCAACGTTGACCATGGTCCAGCCGAGCCCGGCATGCCATCCCACGTCGTCGGGCCGATCATCACCTGCCGGGCTACCGCACTGAGAATCCCCGCACAGGGCTTCAACCGTGATCGAGTCGCCCGCCACGTCGATGCTGCCGGGGACAGGCTCGGGCTTGCATGCGGCAAGCGTCATGACGACCAGGACGCCTAGCAGCGCTACTGAGTACCTGAACATGGAGATCTCTCCTCT